CAGAATTGATAAAGTCTTTGTCGCCATTAATAAATGATCCACCATGAATAGCAATAACACATGGCCATCCTCCTACAGGTCTTGTACCTTGTGGCACATAGTAATCGAGAAAATAGTCACGATCTACATCCTGATAAAATTTTACATTGCCAAAGAATGTCTGAGTGGATGTGAGAAAAGCTGGTGGGCTAGATGGCGCTGGTAGGACTATCATGAGGCGGTGTATTTACAGGTTAAAGTCACCTCGGGATTTTCGACTGATTCTGATGCTCCCGTTGTGAATATGATATTTAGCGTTGCTCCCAAAGCCAATGGCAAATCCAACAGCCTGTTATCTCCAATACCAGCTACTGTATACGTTTCTTCTACTGTTGAATTTCTTCTAATGTTGACTGTACCTTCACTAGCTAGTGCAGTACTTCCATAATCTGAACGTGTTATTACTAAGTCACGGGTCAGTATTTTGTTTGAGGTAGTCAAAAAAGTCAGTGCTGTATTTGTGTTTGAAAATGTCCCAGCTCTTGCAAAAACCAATTCAAAACTAGACGCAGTTACCCATCTCCCGCTTCCACCATCACGAGCCAAATCAAAGTAAAAAAGCAGCTCTAAATCCGTACGATAGAAATGCTGCTTATCTTCAGGAGAAACTGGAAAGACAGTGCCTTGTTTCCATATAGCATCGTGCGCTCTTTGCTCACTAAAATAATTCCCATTAGGGTCAGCCAGATCATCAGTGTCTAAAGTTACACTTCCAGCTACTGCTGATTGTCCATTAACATCTTGAGCAAAAGCATCAGAATCTAAACCATCAAGAGTATCAGCATCTATATTTAATGCGTCTACAAATGTTTTATCAACTCCTGCTTCCCAATCTCCCCAACCAAAAGCAGTGTCCCATTGACCAACTTTAGTGTCAGTTATTAGATTAGTACCCATGTCAATGTTAAATCCATTGGCATCAAGAAGCCCCCCTAGCTGTGGACTTACGTCATTTATTAAAGCATCGGGTACTGCGCCACTTCTTAACGCTGCTCCTACTGTGATAGGTGCTCCTCCTGACCCTGCGGTTGTTCTAAATGTTACTCTATCACCTGAAGATATTGCAACATTTACTGGAGCTACTGCTGTTTGACTACTTGATGTAGACACTGTATTCCCAGTAGGCGTGTTGTTTACAACTAGCTCGACGGTTACGGAAGTGTTTGACCCTGTACTAATAGTTAACGCAGTTATTGTACAATCAAATCCAATTACTGCTCCGTCTGAATTTGTTGCCCCATTACCAAAAGAATATTGGTAACCACCATTTGTTACTGTACTAGCAGCTCCATTTTCTTCTGCCCATATCATGGAGTAACCACCTACGGCTCCCATTGATCCTAAAGCTTCTATTGCATCGTAGATAGCATTTTTAGTAGCGGCTGCTAAATTACCACTCCATCCAGGACCGTAAGCTTGTTCTGGAACTATGGCATCAGTTTTGAACTTTGGCATATTATCCTATAATTATTACTGTGAATTCATTTGTTGATGGGGCAACATTAAATGTAAAACTAGTTGCGTTTATTGTATCCATTTCTATATCACATTCTACTTGTGCGTATGGACTAGCTGTTTCAAATACTTGTGCTGTACAGTTTCTACTACCTATGTTGTGTGTTGACACTATAGTTGTAGCTGCACCGTTACCTATTGTTTCACTAAACTTAGTTAATGTATTATTATCAACGTATGCTTTAACAGATTGTTGAGTTGGTACTTTTGTAGCTAAATCAGAAACCATGTTATCTTCATCAATAACAAAGTCAAAGTTTGTAGTATCTGTAACTTCTTCTGATATTAGTGTAGCATCACCTATAATAGCATTAATTTCTGCTAATGTATCTATGTCTGTAGATTCTAATGCTGTTAAACCAGCTATGATGTTATCCACATAAGCCTTTACAGACTGTTGTGTAGGAACTTTAGTATTATCATCACTAGACATATTGTCTTGATCTAATACCCATCCATTAGCTGAAACATTAGTATCACTATTCATAGTAGCTCCTGCAGCATCTACATTAGTAGCGTCTGTTACATCGGCTGATGCTTCAATGTTATCTAACTTATCTTTGTCAGCTGCTGACATAACACCTGCTAAAGCACCAGTAGCTGCAAGTATAATAGCATTATCTCCTGTACTAGAAGATATAGTTACTGTAGTTCCATCTCTACTAAATGATAAATTAGTTGCTCCTGCTCCACCTTGTACACCAAGATCTAACCATGTAGAACCTGTACGAACATATATGGTTTCGTCAGTTGAATTATAATACACCTGTCCTTCTGTTGGAGAACCGGGTGCAGATGCAAGAACCTCTATTACTGCTTGAAGTAATGAGTTCTTGTTTAAATCTATATTTACTAAATAATCTTTTGCCATTTTCTTTAATTTATATAAGCTTTACCCGCGAAGGATGAGCTAAATGTTATTGTTATATTATCGTTATCAACGTGATTTGTTTCACCTATTACTTCATTACCTGATGTATCTACTATTGTAACAGCTGGAAATTTGTTTAATGCGTGATTAATAGACCAAGAAGCAGATGCTATTGGTTGATCATGCACAAAGTTTTTATCAGAAGCTCCAAGAGCGGGTGATGTTAAATCTGATAAATAACTTAAAGATACATAAGAAGGAAATACTTGTGTTGAGTTCGTTCTAAATGTACCTAAACAAAGAATTTCATATAACCCCGAAGTAACACTAGCGGGAGTAAATAGATCTCCAGCAGAACTATCAAATTGAACTTGGATATTATCAGTTGTAATTTTGTAATTACTTGTATAAGTATCTGGAAACTCAAAGAAAGCAAGACCATCTGGTAATGTGTAACTACCTTTTAAATTTAGCTCTATCGGTGTATTCGAACTTGATCTAATAACGCCGTTTGAACCAGAAAATGTATTAGCTCCAACTATAAAAGAGCCATCCATATTTACTTTTTTAGGGGTAGCTCCTGTAAGGAATAATAGTTCACCATCAGCAATATTTACATTTCCCTTGTAAGTTAATACTTGGGAACGATCCTGAACAACATTTCTATTCATATAAAGAAGTCGAACACGACCTGCCCCAACACCCGTTTCAAAGTCACCTTCGAAATTAATTTGAGAATGGATTGAAGGATTTTCAATCTTAATAAAATTGCTATTACGAGTAGTATTATATTCTACACCGCCTCTTACTATAATATTAGTTATACCTGTTGAGTCTCCTACAAATATACAGTCACCATTACTTGCTGAATCAATAAGCTTTCCATTAATAACAATATCTACACTACCATAAACAAAACGTGCTCTAATAATAGATGCGAATGGGCCTTGATTTCCTGAAAATATACAATCACCCTTAACAACCATTCGAGTATCTGAATTACCCCGAATTGATAAGCAATATCCTCCCGTACCTAATCCTATGGTAGTTAAGTTATTTACAAATAAATCATTCGTTCCCGGATGATTCATTGAAAATGCTGTAGTTCCCGAAGTTATGTCATTGCAAACTATTTGACATTTATATATCGTAGAGTTAGAAATACCAAATGCTGTATCTCCAGATACAATATCAGTATTCTCCCCAAAAAATGAGAAGTTAATTAGCTCTGTACCATTACCTCTTACAAATCTTTGATCACATGTAATAAGATCTGCATTAGATTCAATTACTAATTCAGTAACAAAAGAATCTATGTCCTGAAGTATATCTCCTAAAGCAGCATCAGTTGGTACAACATGATTTCCTGTACCTACTCTTACAGCACATTTTGCAGCTGTTAGCGATCCAATTGCTGTTTTTAAATTAAGGTATGGTTGATTCGGATCATTAACCACTCCTGTTGCATCATCTCCTCCATTTGCTGCATTTTCAACATAAGCGATTTGTTGAATGTATTCATTGTTTATTACAATATTATCAAGTGGAGTCCAAAAATTATTGTCAGATAAATCATCTGCTGCAGTAGCTTGTAGATAATAGTATTCTTGAAGATCTTCAACCCAAGTAATCATACCGGGGTAACGATAATTAATATTAATAGTAAACAATTCAGTAAGAGTAAAGATTTTATCTAACCTGTCATCCGCATGTTTGGGAGCTCTTATGTCCTGATTGTCATTTAATGTAATTGCCATTAGCTAAAAGTCATTGGTTCTGTTGATTCAGTTGAAAAATTACTAACATATAATTCATAATTAATACCAGACCAGTTGACAGTAGTTACACTAACAACTGACGGAGCATTAAATAAATCTGATATTGTACCTATAGCGCCTTGATTCAAAGCATTAACAAACCAAGAATCAAATGTACCAAATGATGATGGCACTGCTATCCATATATAATCAGAAGATGTACTATTAAATGTAACAGTTGGTGTTGTATCAGAAGACACTACTTTAGTACCAGCTATAATGTCAGCTGCGTCTATAGAGTTGTCCGATGATATACCATAAAATATAGGATATATAAATGAGTAGTTTACATTATTAGTTGTTATACTTCCTGCGGGTAATATGTCCGCATCATATGTAAATGTCATATCATATACAAACGTATCAGGAGTAACTGATGTTAGCCCAACATCTGTATATGGATTTACAGTGGCTATTTCGACATTATCTTTTTCAAGTGATATACTTAGTAAGGAACCCGCAGATCCTTGATTAAAAGTACCAGTTAAGACTGGAGAGATACTTGTTCCAACCTCTAACGTTTTAACTTCAGATCCAGATAATGAAGCTGTAGGATTTGAAGGAGGAAAAAATATTAAATCAAATACTTCGGAAATAGTTAATCCAGTAAGGTTATCTACATTTGTGCCAGAATCAACACCTCCTACATCATCAGCAGTTAGTGTTCCGGATGGAAATAAAGAATTATATATAGATTGTACATCTGAAGTAATAGGAATACTCACATTGATAATAGTACCGTCATCTCTTGTAAGAGTTAGAACATCTGTTACTTCATTATAGTTACCAGAAACTATTCTTGGTTGAGACACACCACCAGTTCCTGTAAAAACAAGAGGACTAGATGTTTGTATAGTAGAAATAGTAACAGGATCGTTCTTCTTGAGAACCTCTATATTACCTACCTTAATCTTATTGGTAGTACCTCTTGTTATCTTTATATCTATTTCTTTTTTCTTAGCCATAATTATATAGGTAATGTATCATCTCCATTCAGATATATTTTTAGATCTAAACATTTATTCCTGTTTTAATATGGTTAATAGATGGCCTTGCACTATAGTTTCAAATACTCCTTCAACTTCTTCTACTATAAAGTTCATAAATAATGAACCAGTTAAAGTGGTAGTTATTGATACAGATACGGTATCTTGATCTACTACATTAAGAGTTCCTTGTGATAATGAGAAAGCTCCTACTATTCCCTGACCTGTATATATACTAATTCGAATATCTCTATAATCAGATACACATGCTTTATCACAACCTAATGAAACTAGGTTAAATATGAACGTAATCGTTTCATCATTAATAGTAGTAGTAGTAGGATCATTAGGTGGTAAATATGGTGTTTTAATTTGGTTATCTAAAAAGTTTAATATGTCACAAACTTGGTCTTCTGTTAAACAAGAACAGCTTTCATTTTCATCAATTTTAAATCTCCATAAAGCTTTAAGTAATTGATTTTGTATTTTAGCTTTATTAGCAAGAGACTCATTAAATGTACCATAACAAGCAGGTTTTAATATCTGATCACTAAATTGATAGGCAGTCTTTATTTGCGCATTTAATATACGCAGATCTAATACTTCTTGTGTCATAATTTATTATTAATCAGTTCTATCTACTACTAAAAAGAATTGAACCTTACCACCTTGGTTTGTAGTTTGAGATAACTCTATTTCAACATAGTCATTGCCAGTTGATAGTATTTGAATTCCAGGGCTAGGTGATGAAGTAAGTGTTCCTACTGTTCCTTTAAGAGCATCACCTGCTGTAGCAGAAAGTATTGTTTGAAATACAGTGGTCGATACTACACCATTAATATTTACAGCTAATGTGACATCATTTGTATCACCATCTAGATCTTCTAATACTGCGTACTTAATTGATTTAAGAGTACATTTAAAAGGAATGTTTGCATACCCAGATACATTATCACCTGTGATATCTACAATTACTGGTATTACTTCTTGTACTTGTTCAAGTTTACTAGGAGCTATAGCAGCATTCGCTATCTTACCTTCAGTAACACTAAGGTTAGCAAGTTTATCAGTAGTAACATTTTCATTTAATATTTTTGCAGTAGTCACAGCAGATGTAGCAAGCTTAGCGGATGTTATATTAGCATCTAATATTTTAGATGTAGTTACATTAGCATCTAGTATTTTAGCAGTTGTAATATTATTATCTGCTATTTTAGCTGTAGTAACATTGTTATCAGCAAGTTTAATTGTAGTTACTGCTGAGTTAGCAAGAGCAGCTGTTGTTATATCACCGGTTTCTATTTTTAGTAAATTAAGATTCAAAGGAATTAACTTCCATGATCCTCCTCTATAAAAATAATAGAACATTAGTTTTTCATCAGCATATTCAGTAACACTTGTTCCAAATATTTCAAGTTCATTTCCGTCTACTGTACAATTACCATTGTAGTATAACCATATAAAAGTACCCTCTATAGGAGTCCCTGTAGTTGTTATACTAACATCAGTAGTTAAAGTTACATTAGAATTTATATTGTAAATTTCAGCATCATCTGTTAAATCAATAACAAGATCTGTATTTGTGGGTAATGCTAAATTTTTAGATAGTATATTTCTAGCCATTTTAGTCGTTTGTTATTAATTCAACATTTAACAATGATATTACAGTGGTTCCTCCTCCGTTGCCATCAAAATCTATAGTACTTGTAAAATCATAAGTATTTGAAGATCCTTCAAAAGAATCTATTTGTATTACCGAAGTTGTAGTAAATACATTAGTATCACCTAATATAGGAACATCATTATTAAATATACTTAACGAACCAATCGTTTGTAACCTATTAGATGATGCTCTTATTACTTCCATATTAACTTGGAATTCAGAATCATTACCAGTAGTATTAGTATATTGAAATAGTGTGTTACCATCAAATTCTATATTCAAAGGATCTGTATCAGGTACAGTACCTGTATATAAAATCTTTAATTTATCACCTTCAGTTGCTAATAGATTGGCTCCTAATGTGAAAGAAGAAGTTGAAAGACTGTGGTAATATAAATATGATAAAGCCGCTGGATCATTAACAGTTACAGCAGCAGTAGTAATAGTACTGGAATCAGAAAAAGTAAACGAAATAGTGTTATCTCCATTAACAACTATATTAGAAATTGAAGGAGCATCTACTCCATCAACAACACCAATAAGTTCAACACCAGAATCACAATTACAAGACGAGGAGCAGTTACAAGCCATTTTTTAAAGAGTTTAAATTATAAGCAATTACAAAGATCTTCTAGGAACTCTAGAGCTTCTTTGATTTGAGTTTCGTTTTTGGTAAGAGCTGTTACATGTAACATGTCTCTAAAATAAGTTAAGGATATAATTTCTTCAGAATCGTAACAATCATCACATAGGTATTCATCTACAAATTTGTAGAGAACTTCATCTATGCAACAATCAATTTTAGGAGAAAAGAATTTTTTTAAGCATACATTATAAGATACTAATCCGTTTATAATGTATTCAAATTGATATACGCCATCTTCCCAATCACCTAAATATGCTGTATACTCTATATCACCAGTTATTGTATCTGGTATTTGAGAAGTAATATCATAATCATAAATTGAGCCTGAAGGTGATGTAATACGAAAATAAGCTGAAGTCACATCGGACCCAGCTTCATTAGGAGTGTTCCATCCTGTAGGATTAGTGGTTACATTATATGCACCAGTAGTATCTACAAAATTAAACTCAGTCCCTTTCTTTTTTAAGCATGCTGTATATTTAGGTACTAAGGCCATTTCGACAAGAATTAAAAGTTAAAAAAAGTAAGATAAAAAAGAAGAGAGGAGAGTTTCCCCTCTTCCTTTATTTTATTCATCTTACGATACAGCGAGACTTCCGTCAGCTGATCCTGCAAGTAATACTTCGAGAACATCAGTGATGTCATCAGCACCTGTAGCATACGCGGGCGCAGTAGCAGGAATAGCAAGTGTTACATGCTTACTGGCAGATACAAGACTACCAATTCCAAGTACTTCGTCATTAACGAACAAGATATCAATCAAGTCATATCCACCACCAGCAACAGTGCTGACAGCATCTTGACGAGCATCGAAGATGTTAGGTTCTCCCATACGGAAGAATTCACCTTCGTTACCTTGAGTGAACCATTCTAGTTCTTTAACAATTTCAACTACACCAGTACCGGGAGTAGCGGCAGCTGAACGTGTAATTGGGGTAGCATTGAAACCTTCAGTAGTGTCAAGCTGAGTTTCCCATCGGCTTTTCTTATACTTGATTTTACCAAGTTTAAAGTCAAGAGGAAGACCTGTAAGTTTGATACCAAACTCAGCAGAAATAGCATCGGCAGCTGCAATTCGTTCAACGTTTGCGATAGCAACTACTGCGCTATCTCCTTGGAAAGGAACGTCAATTTTAACAGCAGTGGTGCCAACGATTTCAGTAACTTTGAAAACAGGGCTTGTAGTACCAGTACCTCCGATTCGAAGATAATCACCAGCCACCAAAGATGTAACTGCAGCATCAACTTCAAGAATCTTAGATCCTTTTGTTACGGTAACCGTACTAGCACCAGCGGCACCAACACCAGCTTCATCACAAACTCGTTCAAATTTGATTTGATCTTCAGCTTCACGATCGAAATTAAAAATCAAAGATTTTGTAACTCCAGTAGCAATAGATTCTTGAGTAGCAGATGAGGTTGATTTATAAGTTCCAAACTTTACTCGTTTTCCGTCAGAAGATGATCTGTTATGAAGATCTTCCATATAAAGACGTACGTAGTAAAGAGCGTTGTTATTGACTTCAATAGAACCAGTGGTTCCATTATAACCAATATAATCAAGTTGCTCGGTAGCAGCTGTGTAGGTTTTTAATCCAAAGTGCTTTACCTTGGCTTTCTCTATAATGTCTGATACGACATCAGGTTCCCCACCACGATTGATACCAATCTTAAAAGCATCCGCTGTAAGAGCAGTTGCTTCTGTTAGGATTTGACCTTGTGGTGACAAAATGCAAATTTCTCCTGCGTTAGCATCAGATAATGTACCGCTTGCAGTTTTGGCGGCTGTTCCACCAACAAACAATTGTTGTACATGATTTTGTGCAAAAGTAGACATATTTATTTATTTTAAATTAAACATTTAGTTAAAATTAATAGGTTTCACAGGAAATGTCTGCAACCTACTATCAGCAGCCGCTTCTAAAGCGTAAAGTACTGCTCCTCTGATAACCTCATAATGTTTGTTAGCCGGATACTCCGAGTTAACTTGATCATCTGGATTATCTAAGTCTATTACTACCAACCTAGGTTCTCGAATATACGTAATTAAATATTCATCTACAACTAAATTCGAACCTTTTGGTAAAAATAATTCTATTAAATTTTCTGAATTGGACGGTCTACTCATTAGTAGCCTTCTCAATTCTAATACGCTTGACGCTTTTGTTTCGTCTATATTTAGGGAAAAATATTCATCATCAGTAACAGGAGTCACAGTCGAGGTGAAATCACAATTGATCCACTTTACAACTTCCTTTTCTGAACGTCCGGGATAGTCTGACGGTATTTCGAATAATACACTACTCGGTCCCGTGGCTCCTGTCTGATCTGATGATTGAATAAGTATTTGTGACCTTTTAAACGGAAATATATAGCTTTGTCTTTTAGCATTATCAGATGATTCTGTCTTGATCCTTAATAGATCAGAAGAATACGAGTTGATAAACCAAGCAACTTCTTCAGGAAGCCAACCCTTAGCGGCATCGGAAGCCACACGGTCGTACTCTAGCTGAAAATTGTTATACATTTCGTTTGCTGTCATTACTTACTATTTTCTATTCTACCCATTATTTGTAGTTTGATTTCGTTATTCATCTTGTTGTTAAGATATTTAACGACCTCATTACTTGTATCACCTAGGAATACTCCCTCTGGTGTTTGGTATGTTCGTCCCACTAATTCAATAGCTCCTTTTTCAAGACCATTAACAACTAGTTTCTTATCTTCGTAGTAAGGATCATTTACAATCTCTAGAAACATATCTAGGTTTTTGTCTATGATACCACTGATTTCAGATTTAAGAAATGTGTCTTTAGCATCTTTTGGAATAGCTTTTTTGAATTTAGTATTCTTAAGTTTATATTGCTTTAGAAAGTCAATCATATCATCGTTAGATGCTGACATTCTACCATAGAATTTAAAAGCTTCTTTCAAAGCATCAATGCCTGTGGCTTTACGTCTGATTTCCTCACCCTCTTCTGCTATACAAAACTTATAACTTAATTTACGATCAACAGCCTCTTTATCAGCAGTAGGACAAATATATTTCTTATTCGTCAAAAGAACTTTATATCGAATATAGTCTATAGGTTTAGATAGATCAAGCTTTGTCTGTCTTGAATCTAGCTTTACTTTAAAACTATGCCAATAGTTATCTTCTTTTTTATGTACTGATAAATCACCAAGCTCGAAATCCATTCCTGAAGATTTCCTACTTTCAAAGAATTCTCTTTCCGAAGGAGTAAGGGGGTCAACTAGGACCCCTCTACTATCCTGCGGTACAACATATTCAATGCTGGATTCTCCAAATAAAAAACTTGCTGAATGGTCGTCTGGCAACCATGAACGCCCCTTAATAGGTTTAATGTAAACTATCTTATTAGGTAGTTTAAATTCAACTTGTGTATCTAATTCTTCCATTTTTTATTATTTAAATTAATATTACGCTGCTAGAATGTTAGGAATAAAGCTAGCGGTACGTGATGGATCAGTTACTTTAGCACCAAACACACATGCTCGGTGTACTGTATAACCATCAACAGCGTTAGCCATATACTTCATTCGTCCACCAGTTGGTGAATAAGGATCACGAAGTCCGGGCTCATATCCCCAGATATCTTCTTGTCCTTTAGCCATAACTTTCTGAATGTTTGCTTCTCCTGCTGAAGTTCCTACATCAAGAATGTCATAACGATACGACTCAGCTACACCACCATCTGGGTGATAGATTTTGTTTCTTTCTCTATCAGAATATAGAGAATCTACAGAAACAGAAACCTCAATTCCCATTGGGCCAACGTAACGTAGGAACTGTCCACCATAGCCAAGGCCAAGTGAGGTAAGTCCCATACCATCATTTTTAAACATCCTATCCTCGTTAAAGAGGGGTTGGAACAATTGAGAGAAATCTTCAAGAGCATAGTGGAACTGTACAGCACCACGTTCACCTGTCTTCAAGACGAACTTACGTTGGTCCATTGACAACTTATTCTCGGAAAGATCCAATAGAACATTCAATAGATACTTAATGGTAAAGTCATTATAGAACACTGTGTTCGAAGCTTCCATTTGTTGACGGATACCAGCACCTTGTTTAATGACAAAACCTGACTTACCAAAGTTACCATAAGATCCATCAGATTTACGGTTTGAAGTAGCGAACATAAGTCCACGATTTTTCTCCAAACGGAATTGGTGGTCGAATTGATAATCTTGATATTGAGTCCAGATCTTAAATGTCTGTCCTTTATCGTTTTTGAACATCGTTCCAAACGGACGGTTGATCATGTTACCGGGAGTCTGGTGTTGCATACGGATCATAGTGAACTGATTTCTCATCGAGAAAGGAGAAGTGAAGTTAACTCCACCACCTTTTCTAGAAAGAGTTTGCTCAACGATAGACCAGTCTTTACTGAATCTACGTCCGGCAACCAATTCTTCGGTGTCCATATACTTGTCAGAACTATCGGACATAAGCTCTACCTCATACACCCAGTAGTTTCCATCTGGTTCCGGATCAGCAACGATTCGAAGTGGGTAAAGTTCATTCATGTGTCCTACGATAACGTTTACGTCAGTAAACCACTGCTCTTCAAAAACCATGAAGAATCGGCTAAAGCCAACCCCGGGTTTATCAGTAGCAGCTATCGCCGAACCATTCCGTGTAAGACGTGCCTCAACAAGAGGAATGTTCTTTTTAGAAGTACCAATGAGTTCCCAAACAAAGTCATCTTCGTTTTCTAGAACTTTAACACCAAACTGATTAAGGTAAGTGTCAAGATCCATACCAAAGTTGGTTTGGTGAACCATTGTCATTATATTAGATGCTTTCTGTGGGGCAGCATTCCAAATCGCTCCGATGTGATTTTTAGTGGTCATACCACTCCACGATTTAGCATCTGTCATTTGAAATTGCGACAATTTAGCCATGTTATTTTAAGTTTGCAATCGGGTTAATAATTAATATTTAACTTGTACATCGGGTATATCATCAAAATCAAACAGCTCCGAATCCGATGTCTTCCTCGAACCTGATAAGCGATTAGATGAATTTCCTTTATCAAACTTTTCGCTTAGTTTCTTAAGTGCCTTAGTTCTCTCTTTAGTTTGTAAGAAATCTGTATTTGGCTCTTTATCAAATAAACCTAGTTTGGTATAGTAATGTAGTTTGATCATAAAACTAACGGGGTCTTCAGTTCGTTTTGCCATTACAGCATCTAGCTGAGTCCCGTCTTCTAAAACCTTTACAGGTCGTGTCATTTGCTCAAACAATTCTGTCTTCTCTTTTTCGTTCAGACTAACTCCTTTAAAGACTTCTTTAACTGAATCAAGTCCAGACTTAATTTCTTTAACGGCATTCTCACGCTCAACTTCTCTTGCTCTAACGGCATTCTCATTCTGAGTTTTAATAGCACTCTTTATCTTCGGAAGATAAGTCTTTGCTTTATCAGAAAGTTTTTCGTCAATCTTATATGACTCTAGCAAATCTGAAATAACAGATTCATCAGTATTAGTCATACGCAAAAAGTCAGTGACAATTTTACTTGCTACTTCTTCTTCATTTAGTTGATCGTCAGTAATAGAATCATATTGCAGTTCACTAGACTTCATCTGTTTGAATTCGTCAACTGAAATACCATTCCTAAAAGCTTTCAAAGCTTCTTTTTGATCGGGAGAAAGATCACGTAACTCGTTGGCTTGAATCTGCTTTCGATTTAAATTGATCAGATCTTCAACGGTTTTTACATCTTTTAACTCCTTTTCATCAATATCCGGGAAGGCTCCTTCTTCGTAGAGAGCAGAGGCATAATCAGCAATATTGGAAGAAGAAGAACTCTCTGTAGTGTCGTCGTCGGAGCCTTCCTCAGTTCCTTTCTTATCATCTACGTCATCTTCATCCTCATCCTCATCATTTGAGGTTGCTGTAATCTCATTACCTTCTGCATCAAGATCCATTAAGTTTTCATCCTCTTTTGAATCTTTACTAGTTTCTTTTTCCTTAGGATTTTTATCCTTAGGATTATCATCATTTCCTTCTTCTATGCTATCTGGGGTGACCGTTCCTTCTGGATCAATAATGTCCTCAAGATCAAACTCCAAATCGCCTCCTAAAAATTCGCTCATTTCTTATATGATTTATGTAAATTAATAAATTATTTTTGTATTATCCAAATAAATAATAAAATCTGTTACATTTTAATAAAGTAACCTATAGCCTCTTTTCTACTTTTTGGTTGCCGGCTTTGCTCCCATTTTCTTAATTTTTTTGTCTTCTCGAATCATTTTATCCTTATGCATCTTCATAGAGTCTTCTATTTTTCTTTCATCTAAAGATAGTTTTGCTTGACTTTCTTGCATACTTGCTATCAACTCTTGCTCTTTAACTTTCATTCCATCTAAATGCTTTCTAAGTTCAAGTGACAATTGTCCGTCATCATAATCACCAGAGTCTGCCATTGACTGAGCTCTTAGTTTCATTTCTTCAACAAGAAGCTTAGTTTGGTTATCTCTTACATTATTACGTTCTTCAAGTGCGCGTTTATCCTGTTCGTTCTGAACCTGAGCTTGAGTAGCTTGTTGCTGTTGTTGCATTTGTTTTTCAAACTGCTGACGTTCCATCTCAGTCTTTTCTTCTTCTGCAAGTTCAATCTTACGCTTAATAGTAGCAATAGAATCTGAAGTGTAGACATCTATAATATCACCAATACTCATCTTATCATTTTGAAGAGCAGCTTGTGATAGCATCTTGAGGTCAGCAAACAATTCTGTATCAGCAGCAGAGTTACTTAAGAATAGACCATAATCAGCTTCCATGATTTCATCACCGGGAATATCAAACAACATATTAGTCATGTCGTCTAATATCATTTGGCGTTTCATAGTCTTACCTTTGTAAGCATACTTAGCAGTTTCAAGTAGCATTGTAAGTACACGTTTCTTAAAGTTATCATGAACTTTAAACCACTTCTCAGTAATATGCGCTGACTGAGTTACTGCTCTTTGAACATTTCCTACTAACTCTCTAGTTTCTATCTGTCCCTGTCTTTGTTCAGTAACTCCTGCAATTTCACCTAATTCCTTTTTAATATACTCTAACATCATAAGATGCTGTTGTATATAATTACCCATTTCTAAGTCAGCAACCATGTTGTTACTATCCATAGAACCAGCTAGTTTTCCTTGAGAAGCTCCTTTATCACCTTCTTTAAAACCATCGGTTACCATCACATTCATCTGAAATAGATAGTTTAACCATTGATCAAGATCCCAATTGTCAGGAACCAAGTGTAAAGGTAGCTTTAATATTTTTCCGTATGATTTAGCAAAAGCTTGTTCAGTACGATACATATACACATTGTATAGATACTGATAAGGTTTCATTCTATCAAGCAACGAATAAGCTCTTGAATCATTAATGTTCATGTAAGTACCAACATATCCTGATTGACACTTAGATGGATTGTCCATAGATCTAAACTGAATAGGTCTTGGTCCAAACTTAACTTTAAGAGAATCCTTACCAGATCCTATCATAGTACCTTCATACCATTCATTGATCCAGATCCATTTAACTTTCTCTCCTTCTCTAGCTTTATAGGTTTCAGGAACAATATCTTCTTCTATAGATTGTGTTTGAGGATCAAAGTATTTTACCTTACCAATCTTTTTAACACCTCTCCAAACTACACGCATTACACGTACGTTACCATCTAAATCGAATGCACCTCTATAACCTCTATTACCACCATTATATCCTGATTCTTCTAAGATTCCTGTTTCGGGGTCCGCAATGATTTCAAACTCTCCTGTAGGTATAATAGATCGCTCTCTTTCACCCAATGAAAAATGACTATCCCCACTATCAGTAAGGTCACCATCCATAATACGTTTAACGTCTTTGTCTTTGAGTTCATCATGAAACATGTCAATTACCTTACCGGGAGGATAATATCCATCTTCAATAATTATATCAGCGTCCTCTACGTAAGGAGAATCACCATTAGAAATAACATGTAATTCCAATGGGTTAACCTTTCTAACAGTTGGTTCGCCAGCTATAATATCAATGCACATTATCTCCTCTGAAGAGATTAGTAAATCCATAAAAGATCTCGAAAACTTATGTTCAAGCTCCTCTTTTTTCCATAGATACTTAAGAAGTTGTGTAGCTCTACGTTCTCTTACATCTTGGTATTCGTAATTTTTAAATCTGTTAAGACGCTTCATACGTTGTTCAAACTCTTGTTTATCTTGAACACCTGCTGTAAGAGTATTAACTAAAGTTTCGTTTACAAGCTTTTGAATGTCTTTTTCTTTTTGAGTAACAGCATCTTCATTGACAACTCTAACTCTCCAGTCAAATCTACGTTTCATCTCTTCACCTACTAACAAATCTATCTTAGGTAATGCTACGGGATAGTTCTGCATTTTAGCAGGAATAGTAAGTCCTTCAATACTATAAGGATTAGTAACCCTCTTAACATCTGCGTTATCTAATTTATCATTAGCAAGATCATAGTTAGCCCGCTTGTTTTGCCAACTTTGTCTTATACGTGAATCTGATACAAATGATAATTGTTCACCAGCTTCTATACATTCCTCAAACCACTTCTTGGTTTTTCTAGTAGTGGCTAACTTTTGTGGAGGAAAATGTCCTTTTCTATACGATGTATTATCCATTATAATATTTTATGCGTTACAAATTATACAAATTTTTTCTAATAAACAAAAGTATTATTAGTATTTAAAATATTTTTTTATAGCGGCTAATAGCGTTTTTACCATATATGTTATCACTAGTAGATCTATTTCTAGCCCAGAATGAATGTTCAAATATAGTTTCAGCAGCCTCAACTCCTTTACGTCTATTTTCTATAACCTTTTGTCTATCTGCTCTAATAATTAACAGCATACCCATTGAGGATACACGGTCATAGTTACCATCAGGCATCCAGTAAATTAGTTCTCTAAGCAATCCCTCACTCCATATATTATGAAGATTCATTAATGTTTCTTCCTCAGGATCACCGTCTTTGGCAGGTGCCGGCTCTATTAGCCAATTAGCAAGAAGATCTCTTGCGTATGAGTTTATTGCTTTACTAGCATTTACACCCTTTGCTTTATTACCATTCTTAGAGAATGTTACGTTTTCAATATCTCTTAAAGACTCCGGTGTGTCCGAAAGTAAGTGTGTTGAGTTCTTATATCTGTAATATGTAAATAATCCTTTCTTGTTGTTTTCATAATTATGCATTGCATTGTAATACATATTCATCCTTCTGGTAGTCTCGTAGAATTCATTAGTAGAAGGTCTACCAAAAAATTCACAAACAATCCTGTCAGTAAAGGTATCTAATATGTAACTAGAACCAAACGAATTAGTTTCACTTTCATCATCATCATAAGTATCTGTTCCTTGTAAGTATCTACCTGTAATTATAGTACCGTCTTGATTAGTCTTAGGATGCTCTCTAATGACTACTGCACCGGGCATTCCTTTATTATCTTTTAGTGGGAATCTAGTAATTTCTTCAAGAGTACTATCTTCTACATACTCAACTTTCTTAGTCTCAGGGTTAATAGTAAACCTACCTACTTGATTTAAGTTTCTATATCTATTAGGATTATTAACAACATAGGATAGCTGCATTTTAAGATCTGCAACTGGAAATATATTTAGTCCTGTATTAAGGAACATCTCGCTCGGTACTAATGGATAGTTCATCATCTCTAGGGCGAGAGCTGACTTATCCCTTGCGCTCCTCGCTTTTTCACGCCGTTTATTATAATGCTCTATTGCTTTTGGAATGTTGGTATTTCCATTCTCATCTTTATAGTCATTGATATTATAGATTGCAGGAACAAACCATCCTATCTTTCCACCGTCATTAGGCTCATATTTATTATCAAATGGTAAGAATCTAAACCCTTCAGGATCTCTAAATATAATCTCAGACTCTACAATTTTTTCCATGTTACCGCCTGTACCAATATAAATACTGGAACCTATAACATTACCACCAATTATCTGTGTTGCTTCATTTGAACCATGTACGGTGAGCACATTTGGGAGTAGTCCTACCTCTTCTATAGCAGCTACCGTGTAACGTCCACCAGCCGCAGCTTCTGGGTTTTCTGTGGTATAAATACCGTGCTTTATAGCAGAACCAGATCCTTCAATGATAGTAGAGTTACCCTTCTTCTTTTCGTATTGATGTCTAAATGGAGACTGACCATTGTTAGCTTTTAATGATCCTAAAAAATTCTTTTTAAACGGCGGTGGTACATAGTTCTCACCTTCTCCCCATGAACCGGGCATATTGTTAAATGCTTGCCATGTCTTAGATAAAAGATCAGAAGACTTAGCTGCAATAGCAGCTCCTACAAATACATCAACTTTACCCGGCCATTTTTTTTCAGGATCAAATTGATAAACTTTAGCTCCATCAAACAACCATTCATGTAGTATTACACCGACACCAACCATATATGATTTACCAAAACCCCTTGAGCCCAACAGGAACATATTTAACGCTTGATTAGCATACAAAGGTCTACCTAATGATTTATCATGTAGTTTCCTCATATATTCTCTAGCAGGTATATATTTTTTAGGCTTACCGGTTTCTTTAGAGTAATAGTTATGATACAATTCTTTGTCTATAATACCATGCTGATCTTTACAAATCATTTCCCAGTAGTCTTTCCAATCCTCTTCTGTTTCATAAACAGCTCTTGTCTTTTTTTCTACAATTTCTGTTATATGCCTCTCTCTAATACAATGATATTCATCATCATCTGTAAATCCAGAGAAACCTCTACACTCCATCCAATTATAAAAGAACTCCCATTCAACATCTCTAAGAAATGGTCTGATTATTTCAAACGGTTGCCCTTTCTTTTTAACGTGAGCTATGGTTCCATGATTAACATAAAAGTAAAGATTAGGCGGCATAAACCTATACATACCCTTTACATCCTCATCTTTAGTATCTTGTGTCCATAACCCTTCGATACACTTTCTTTTCTCATCTCTCCAGAAACGTATATACTTCATACTCCCGGGATGATGATCAGGAATCTCATCTATTAGAAATGCTTTCTTATTATTTATTCTAATAAACTCAGGATAATCAGTTATATTTAATGGAGTATCGTTTGTCATATTTGTAATGTTCTTTCTCTAGTTAACTCTTCAGCATAATGTAATGTAGTATCAGGACCTAAGGATAACACATATAGATATCCATTAAAGTTTTGTCTGATTTCAATAATCATTCTCTTAAATTGATCAGGGTCTGTACTAACATATACATACTCTGCGAGTTTAAATTCAGTTCTCATATCTGTCCTTTTTCTGATGCACTCTCTTGCTTTTTACCTACAATTGTAGATGCGCTTTCCTCCTGTCCTAACTTTTCTTGTATCTGCTCATATATTTTAAATATAGCGAGAGTGTCTTTTTGAGCTGTGTCTATGGTCTTAACTGTATCAAGAGTGTACTCTGTGTCTTTTAAAAATTTGTCTCTCTCCTCAAGCTTATTCTTCCAGTTCATCAATGACCTTTCTCCATGAGTCATAAGATGTCTTTTATAAGCATTCATCTGAGTTTCATAATCATCAAAATCAAAATTAGAATCATCTAAGTAATCAGATGTTATAAGACCAACGGCTTCTTCATACGGCATATTCTTCCATACGTTATCTTCACTTTGGTCTAAAAGAAAAGAAATCGCCCACATAATAGTAGACGACTTCTTAACTCCTAATTTATCTTTCAACTCTAAAAACTCAGGTATAGTATTCACTGTTGGGTTTGCTTCCCAAAATGAAATGTCCGGTGCGAAGTTTCTTAGAATTGATGCCATATTAAAATCTGTCTTTACCGTGTTTTATACCATCTAGTACCGCGTCTTCCATATCAAAGTCTTCGTTATAAACCATCCCTGCTGTAGAAAGAACTAACGTTGCAACACTGTAAGCGTTAATAACTGTTTCTTTAACAACAGATACAGGGTCTATAATACCAAGCTCAATATAGTTTCCTCTAACGTCTTTCGCAAAATCATACACTTCTTGCTTTGCAGATATTTCTAAATCAAATACATCATTACAATTACTTGCAATAGTACTTAAAGGAGAATACAACTCATCATACTTTTGTATATTATCGCTTGCAACTCTAGCTAAAGCAAATCCTCCACCGGGAACTATTCCCTCTTTGAGAGCCTCTTTAGTAGCACGGACAGCATCATCAATGCGTGCCTTACGTTCTGCAAGATCAACGTCAGAGTGACCACCAACGTATAAGACAGACACGCCATTAATAAATTTAGCATACCTTTCCTTTTGTAATATAATTTCTAATTTATCAGCCTTTTCTAGGTCAGCTTCTATTTGTTTCTTTCTCTCAGCAATTGCTGCTTCATCACCTTTCTCCCCTACAAGTACTGTTTTAGATTTATCAATCGTAACAGAATCACATCGTCCTAAATGTTCTAGTTGAACCTTTCTAAGTTGATGTCCTTTTTTCTTAGGTGATATAACCTTACCTCCCGTTTTAATTGCTAAATCTTCAAGCAGTATCTCACCCCTGTTACGAAGTGCTGGTAGTTTAACTACACATGACCTAAGCCTTCCTTGTTGAATATTTAGAATCAAATTACTAAGAGGTCCTTCCGCAATATCTTTACACACAATAAGTAATTCCCTACGCTGTGCCATAACTGCTTCAGCAATATGCCTAATCTCCTGCCAGTCTTTTATCTCATCATCACAGAATAGAATATAAACATCATCTAGCTTACATTCTGCATTAGTCCCAGCAAAGTGATGAGAAACATATCCGCGTTCGAACATATAACCGGGATATGATACAACCTTAGTCTCAGCATTCTTAGAGTTTTCAACCACAACCTCCCCATCTTTTCCGGAAGCTTTAATAGCATTAAACACATGAGTGCCAAGTTCCTCGTCACCATTAGTTGCAATCGTTGCCACAGCTTTAAGTTCTTCATCAGTCTCTAATGGTTTTTTATTTAAATCTAATTGTTCAATTATAAATTCTGTCTTTGCTTTAAACTCATCTCTAATCTCACGAGGAGACTTTTCAGAATCTTTGTAAAGATGTATAATTCTTTGTGCTAATACAGTAGCACTTGTAGTACCATCACCTGCAGTCTCTAATTGTTGAGAGGCTACTTGCTTTATCATCTCACACCCTATATTAATTGAAGGGTCTGATGACGTTATACTTCTAGCTACTGTTACACCATCTTTAGTAGTAATAGGGGGCCCAAAGGACTTCCCTATTACCATGTATCTTCCTGAAGGTCCTAATGTCAACTTAACAGCGTCTGCTACTAAATCTATCCCTTCTATAAGTTTGCCTTGTGCTTCTTTATTATAAATAATCTTCTTCATATTCTTATTTAAATAAACCTACTGCCACGTGATCTCTGATTAAAAAATATTCTACCTCATCAATAGTTAGTGGAACCCACCAATCACCTTGCGGTAGAATTTGTATTTTGTCTCCCGGTTCTATAAGTTCTGACACCCCTTCACCTTTAGCAAGAACAACTGTTTGAAAGTCTTTCTCTGACAATTCAGTTTCTGACTCTACCAAACCATCGTCTTCAAACTCTGCTTCTTCTAATGACTTCATTACGTTATGTAATGCTGGTATCAATATATATCTCCCTAGTGGAGTAAATTCTGGTATTTCAAATCCTTCTACTATTTTACTCATTATCTTTATTTTTATAAGTTATACCTTTTTGTCCAACCATCTTATCAATGTAGCTGAGACTCTTATGTAGCATTTCTTTCTTCTCCATTTTCTTGAAGTATGCTACCATCTTCTGTCTTTCTTTGTAAACTTCGTATTCCTCATCTTTATGTCTATGGGGAGTTTCATCAAGTTCTACTGGGAAGGTCTTACCTTTAAATTCAATCTGAATCGTTCTCTTGAATCTCGGATCTACCTTTCTTTCCTCTTTCTTTGTTTTCATTTATATATTTTACTCTATTAGGTTTTACTGCAAATAATCCAAATTTAGGAATCCTAACACTTACAAGGTCTTTACTGTTATAACGAATGTATTCATATATACTTCGTACTGCAGCTTCAACAACCTCTTCAGGTATTTGGTATTCCAATGATATCTTACGTATGTGCTTCTGGTACTCTTTCATTAATTACATTCATTTCAAAGTTCATATTAAGACCATTATCGGGATATATAAGCAACTTCTTAGTTAAAATATTACCGGGAAGCAATATATTCTTCTTCCTTAATGACGACAATATATTATTGTATTGATGAACAGAGATCTCCATATCTTCATATGTTTTTCGTCTATTATCTTTATCAAATACCATTTTCCATTTAACTCCTTCTGAGTATTCTTTGTAATGATCATTCAAATAAAGCAATTGAGATAATACCTCTGACTCTCTATTAGACAATTTAAGAAAAGGATTCATTACTCCAACGTATAGCTGGAATATTTTCTTCTTATCTATGTTAAGTTTAATTCTCTTCTTCTCCATATGTTCTTAAATTATCAATTCGAATATACAAAATTACTTTTACATATGCAAGTATAAAACAAAAAAAAGTGATAATTGTTAGTTATCACTTTTTAATTGTTTATTAAATATTTACAACCCTATTATAAGGCTTCTAAATTTGAATCAAAAGCTAAAAAGAATAACTGCATGTCTTTACCAAATAATGTGTCACTCCATGTAAAAGTAATCTGAGAATCGTTACCATCTAATCTTTCAAGAAATACAGGTGGTTGTGGGCTAGTATTATTCCTATAATTTTCTAAAGCATAAAATGCTCGAAAACTTACACCATCAACTTCATAATAAGGAAGTGGTTTATTAAAATCAACATTTAAACTTTTATTATTTCCATTTAAAGTTATTGATGTAGCAACTGTAGGATAATTATTATCTACAAATGCTGAAAAGACTCCTCCTCCCGTTAATCTAAACCCAAAAGAAGCCAATACAGTTGCACCATTAACTTGGTTTACTAATTTACTAAAAGGAACTTCTACTCTACCGTCTTTCTCATCGTAAGCTTCAAACCTTGTAGTAGACGTTGGTGTATAATCAATTCTTTTCATATTCTTTTATTTTATATTTTAAAGCTGTTATAAAACTCATCTTCTCAATAAATTTTTATGATTCCACTTAGCTTTCAATTGTACTACTTCTTTTTCTAATCTATAAATCCTCTTCTTTAAACTTTCTAACTCTTTCTTCAATTCTTCCATTTTATTTATTTTATTTATTTGCATATCTTGGATGTCTTATGTCAGTGCCTTTTATAGCATTTTCTTTTAAAAACATCTTCTTATCGTATTCCTCAATAACACTTAGGATATGATTAGCATTATTCTCTAGCATATCTCTATGCTTATTAGTAAATAAACTACCTCCTAATATATATTCTCTCCACTCACCATGTTCTTTTGAGAACTCTTCATCAAACTCTTCATAAGACATATGATAATAAGGATGGTCAATATCAGTAATATCTTTATCAAACTTATAGAGCTTTTCACTTAGCAAATTATCTATATCTAGTAATCCATAATATAGCTCATCTTCTAACTTCTTTATTTTTTCAAAGTACTTAGCTATTTTCTTCTCTTTCGTCATTTCATTTGGTGATTAATTTAACTATCTCTTCTTCCATTACTTTAAATTAAGTATAACTTACCCCTTCAAAATCCTAATAAAGGAGTCTTCTAAGAATCTTTAACATGAGACTTCAATCTTACCGTATTTAACCTTCGTTAGTTGCTTTACCTGCAGTTTACCTAACCTAAGATCTATACTCATGCAATTTTCATCACTACCGGGGACAACTCAGAAACTATGTAAACTCTTGTTTCTTACAACCCGATGTCTAACCCTTTACTTTTATCCTCAAGGGTGGTCATGGTGATTTAGCTAATGTACAAAATTATATTGACAATACAAAATTTTTTTGAAATTTTTTTGCGGAAATAAGTGTGTTTGGGTCCCCAATAAAATCATCCAAATTGTTTTTGCTGCGCAAACCCCCGGTCGGGTTCGGTTTGTGAAAGGCAATTTACTAACTAAATATGTATGTATTATGTACGAAGAAATTAAAGAAAAAGATGGTTGGTTAACTATCGAAGCTGCTAAAGCTTCAAATGCTAAAGTTTCAACGGGTGGAAATTCTCCGTGGATACACGATTTTTCAAAATCATCATCCGCACCCGTGGATGATGGTAGCGGCAACTTAGTTCACTCTAAAGTTGTAACCGTAGTAGATGGATCGGTAGCACCAAATAAAGATGGCAAAGGTAAGCACCTGCGCTGTTATTTGAGTGATAATGATGGCATTGTGTTGGGAAACCAGCAAGTTTTAGATGAACTTTACAATTCAAAACGACCTAAAATTGTGATCCGTTCGCAAAGTAGAGCTGAGTTTGAAGAATCTAAATCGACCGCTGCCAATGATCTAAAGATTGAGATGGCTAAACCTGAAGGGTTGCAAGATGCGGAACTAATCAGAAAATTGGCAGGACGTGCCAAGGCTACCTTTAAGCCAAAGTCTACGATAGCAACCTTTGTTGCTTTTCAAAAGTCTAAAATGCAAGATGTGGAGGACGAAGAAATAAAAGAAGGTGATAATGTAAACGCGGAATTGATAGACGCAACCTTGCAACAGTAAATTCAAAAGAGTCATATCGTAAGATATGGCTCTTTTTTAAGTTAAATATAAGAGTAACGTATCCAGTCTACAGACTAGATATTAATGTCTAACTTATCCAGCGTAATATTACCAGTTTATGTTCCTTACATCTGGTTTATCAAAATGTTAAATACAAGGAGTGCATGGTAGCTCAAACTCAAAAACATATTATTATGGAATTAATGTCTAAAGAAGAAGTAATCAATGGATTACAATGTGCAAGTGAAATTGTTCAAGCAGAAATTAAGAACGTTAACAAGTTGAAAGACTCACGTGTCTTATCATCTGATGACGCGAAGCGGTTGAACTCAATCTATCATCAAAGAGTTGAAGTGTTCCAAAACAGAATACAAAGAATGCTGGAAACTAATGATAACGCATAAAACTAGCCCTTCGGGGCTTTTTAACCTAAAACACTTACTATGAAAAACATAGCATACATTATTTACATTTACATCTTTCCAATGATCCCTTGGATATTGGTTGGAGTTGTTATATTTCATTCGAGTGGCATAAGTCAATCAGCTAAAGAAAACATATTTTGGTTTTCTCTACTTATATTCTCAGTATGGAATATAATAATCAGACCAGTATTCACATTTAAACTTGAAGATAATGAATAAAGTCATTGGTTGGTGTTACACCACGAAATTTGGAATGTCTCTTATAATAGACAAAGAGATGGAAATATTTGTCATTCCTGTAATAAAGGAAATGAATAACACAATATCGAACAATTTTACATACTTCGATAGTTTTGAAGTGACAGAAAT